TTATATTTCTGTCACACTTGCGGTAAGGGTGGCAACGCAGTAAACATTATTAGTCTTATAGAGAATATGGAGTTTAAAGATGCTCTCGCCCGCGCAATTGAAATCCTCGCTAGAAGCGGCAGTACAGTACAACAAGGATCTAAACGAGGAAGCAATAAACTTTCTCGCAGGTCGTGGGATTTCTAAAGAGGTAGCTGATCAGTACTACTTAGGTTATATAAAAGAACCTGTTGCAACTCACGAGCACTATAAAGGCTGGCTATCCATACCTTATATGACGGTAATGGGACACTGTGTTGGCTTTAAGTTTAGAAGATTAGATGAAGGTAAACCTAGGTATGGAGCACCACTAGGACAGAAGGGTCATCTATATAATGTTAGCGATATTATTTTAACTAGTGAATACATAGCAATCTGTGAAGGTGAGCTAGATACTATTGTTGCATCTGCAATCTTAGGTATACCAGCAGTAGGAGTTCCTGGTGTACAGGCTTGGAAGTCCCACTTTACAAGGATGTTTACTGGCTATGGCAAGGTTTATATTATTGGTGATAATGATTTAAAAGAGGATGGTTCTAATCCTGGCGCAGAGTTTTCTAGGATGGTAGCCCAAGAAGTTATTAACTCCACTATCGTGTCGCTTCCTGCTGGTATGGACCTCAATGATCTATACTTAGCAAAGGGTATAGAAGAGACAAAACGGACAATTGGAGTACCTAATGTATGAAGAACTCAGACCTGATGGTACTAGCAGAGTGGTTGGCGACCTTAGGGATCTCTATTATCAGGATCAATTACGAAAAGCACACAATAGAAATCGCACCACCTCCAACGAAGGAGTAGAAGAAGAGTTTATTAATAATATGTGGCGCGTTATGGATGCCGCCGGTGATTTACTTATCAGTAAGCATCACGATTACGGTCCATTAAATATTGCAAGATCACCTGGTGGTCCTATCAACGGACTAAGAGTGCGTATGTGGGACAAGATAGCTCGCATTAATAACCTAGTAGATTCTAAAGTTGCACCAAGTAATGAATCACTGCGAGATTCTTTTGTTGACTTACTTAACTATTCAGCTATTGCGCTGATGGTATTAGATGGCAACTGGCCTGAGGTGCAAACGCTGGATTGTGAATGAGTCCAGAACTACATCCAACTCTATACGAGTTAGTACCTTCAGTTGCTTACAGTATAGTTAATAAGTTTAAAGGTTGGGTTGATATTGATGATGTAAGACAAGAGTGTTATCTCTGGGCTATTGGTCGCGGTCAACAGTTTACTGATCTACTTAACGAACCTGATTTAAAAAAGCGTGAACACAATGAAAAGCGTATTGTTTATCAGATGCGTAGAGTTGCAGAAAGATATGCTCGTAAAGAGAAGGCTCGTAAGGCTGGATATAAAGTAGGCGATGAAGCGTTCTACGATACCTCAACTATTGCACAGTTAATCCCATTTATTATTGCATCCGTTGTAGAAGGTACAGTATTAGAGCAAGCACAAGAGATGATCAACGATGGCACACCTCGTAAGCAGTCAACACCTGCTGAGGGTGGCAACCTATTAGCTATCCTAATTGATTTAAAGAAGGCTTATCTAAAGCTAGGTCAAGAAGATAAGACTATATTACAGATGAGATACCACGATAACTTTACATTAAATCAGATAGCGCAGTACTTAGAGTGTGCTATATCTACTGCTGATCGTAGGTCAACCTCAGCCTTGCGTAGATTACAGGACAGGCTAGGTGGTGAGACACCTTGGGCATAGAGTTTAAAGAGCCACAACTATTTGATTATCTAAAAGAGAATTACTATTCAGACCTTGAGAAGAGTGAAGAGTTTGATAACTGGGATTGTATATCACTTGAGGCTAAGATGTTTATAGAATTAAAGTCTCGCAAGACCCATTACCCTGATCTACTTATTGAAGAGAGTAAGTATCAGGGATTACTTTTGGCAGCAGGTATCAGATCACTTACACCTTGGTATATTAACTCCACACCTGATGGTGTGTGGGGCTTTAACTTAACCGAGATACCTCAGCCTAAGTGGGAGGAGAAGTGGCTACCTATTACTACTGAGTTTGAGAATAGAACTAAGCGTACTAAACTAGTAGGATTCTTAAAGCTAGAAGATGGGATAGTGTTTTGATCTACGAATATAGATGTAATACTTGTAACCTAGTTAGCTCAGTTGAAAGGTCTGTATATGATGATGAGAATATACCTCTCTGTTGTAGTGATCTCACTAGTCGCGTTTATGCTCCTCCTGCTGTGAGTTTTAAAGGTGATGGTTTCTACAGTACGGACAAGCGATGACTGATTATCCTAATTGGTTTGCACAAACTGCACAGAATAATTTTACTATCTACCTATCAGAGTATGCAGGTAAAGAAAACCTAAGGTTCTTACAACTAGGTGTATACACAGGTGATGCTAGTGTGTGGTTATGTAATAACATTCTAACTGATAAGAGTTCAATACTAATTGATGTTGATACTTGGGCTGGTAGTGATGAGGAAAGCCACGCCGAGATGGACTTCAGCGATGTTGAGAGGGTATACAAAGAGAAGATTAATAACCTATCTATTGTATCTGTAGTCAGTGATACTGTTGAGTATCTAATTAGACAACGCAATAACTTTATGAACTCATATGATTTTATTTATATTGATGCAGACCATACAGCAGTTAGTGTGCTAATGGATGCTGAACTTAGCTGGCCTCTACTAAAGTCCGGTGGTGTTATGGCATTTGATGATTACACTTGGGGTCGCCATCTCCCACCGTCTAAGACACCTCGCCCTGGCATACTCTTATTTACTGAGCGACACAAGGCTGAGCTAGATACATTAGTTATCAATGATCAGTATTGGATTAGAAAAAAGTAGAAAGCCCTGCTGGAAGGGTAGCAAGGCTTTCTTTAGATAGATCGGAGAGAGCCGATCTAAGAGTTAAATACTATCAGTAGTATCGGTGTTTGAGGAAGAACCTGTGCGCCTTGCAAGGTGTTCCGTATCGCTTAGAAATATATTTAAGACCTCGCAAGATTTGATACTCAGCTCTACTATCTTTCTCTCCAAGGAGTTGAGCAATTCCGTAAGCACTTGATCCTCGTTGGTTCTTTGCGTAGTTATCAAACCTGCTTTCACTGGTCCAAAGGGCGAGTAAGCACTCGCTCTCTCTCCCACTCCACCCGAAACCAGCCGAAGCGTAGGCCTTTGCGATCTTTCTATTGTAGTTCTTCTCATCTTTAGTTGCCTTCCTATTCTCTATTACACCATTAGGTATTTGCCCTGCCGGTGGTGGGAATAATTTATCTTGACCTACTAGTAGTAGACCTAGTGCGACCACTAATATCAAGCCATTTCTTATTACCTTCTTCATCAGCACTCATCTCCTCTTCTAGGTAGGTGCGATACACATTTGGGTAGTCATTACTCAAACGCGCCAACGCCCTGTCCCTAGCTCTGCGATAGTTTCTCTGACGAACGGCTTGTGCCTTCGCCGTTTCTATTCTTTTTTTAACCTTATCCACTAAACCCACCTGTCCATACAATTAGCAATAGTAGATAATACTATAGGTGTTATCTCTATTTGGGAGGACACTTCCTTAGCATCTTCCTCATCTGTTAGCCACTCTTGGACATAGATTTTACTACCAGTAGGGCTATTCCTATACCATTTCAGGGCTTCTAATGCACTCTCCCCGCCCCATATGGCTATGTTTTGTGAGTCAGCTACCTCATAGAATATAATCCTCTTTACTGACCCGTTGCGTAGCTCTACTACATTACTCACTTGCTCTCCCTCTCTCTCTTGATTATCTTATCTTCACAATCTGAACAGGTGTAAGAGTGATACTCAGCGTAGTCATACTCACTAGCACACTCTTTACACTTTACTATGTCTAACTCTACCCCAGTATGGGCATACTCATCTCCGGATAGATAGCGTGGCTCACTCACTCGCGCTCACGCCTTACTACTACCTCATCATAACCTTGATCTTTCCACGCTTGCGCCATATTTTGTGCTTGAGTTTCTGATAAGTAAACTGAATTAACCTCACCACCGCCCACCCATACACTCCAACTTGGCACTTCCTCTCTCTCACTCTCATCTATTAACTTAACCATATCGTTGATACTCATAGCCTTTAAGATACCTCTCCTACTCATACTGATACCTCGTTCATAATAGATATAATATCTTCCCGTAATTCAATTAGTTCACACCAAGCACCACCGATAAATTGGTGATTACCCCACGACTTTAGGTCTTGGTCTGTATCCCATATCCATTGGGTGTGGTCGTTAGCCTTATCTAAATTGGCTATGCGGTTATCTATCAGTTTTAGTATCTCGTCTGTATTCATTTCGCTAGCTCTCTCTCTACTATCTCCTGATAGTGGTCGTTCCACCACAGTTTAGCCTTATCACTTATCTCAGCACCCCACCATAGACTGGTGATAGCTTCGTCTATCTCTTTCAGTTCCTTTTCCATTATGCTACCTCTCCTTCAGCTTTTGTATCGGTCTCTCCTTCTTTAATACAGCCAGCACATACATACCAGCCACCATCTAGCCATATAAAATCGGCTACGCCTTCACAATATACGCACTCGTTCATTACTTAGTCCTTTCCCAAGTTAATCCATCTAAGTAAGACTCAAAACTATCTCCATTATGCGCTTCTTCGTCCCACTCAACTACCCAAGCGGGTGTATGTATCATCTGTTTACCATCACAAAATCGCCACACAATATCGTAGCCGTCAAACTCACCCCAAAATAAGGTTAGTTCATAGTTATTACCCTGATAATCAAAGGAGATACGCCTCTTCCAGCCCGTATTCTCCTCTTCAGAGTGAGCAATTACTATCTGCTTCTCTAAGTGTTGCTTGATCTTACTCATACCTCTACCTCTTCCTTGTATTCAGATAGCACCCACTCTAAGGCTTCTACCCAGCCAGTTAATATATCTTCTGTGCCGTCTGTGGTATTAGAGTTGCGCTTGATATCTTCTAGTTCATCTTTAACTTCTTGACTTGTCCTCATACCTCTACCTCTTCCCCTTCTACATAACCTTCAGCTAATACACCTTCAAAGAAGTCCCATATTTTCATAAGTCCTTCTCTTAACTCAGGCTCTCCCATATCTATTGCCATCAGTTCAGCAAGCCTTAGCGTTGAACCAAAGCCTTGTATATCTTTATACTTATATCCAAGCATTGCTCTCTCCTATCTAACTAAGCGAGCTATCTGCCCGCCCTCTCCCACTATTGGTTAGTAGAATACCACGCCACACTCCCCTAGACAAGGAGTATGGCATAGTTCGCCACTAAATTACTTTACTTGCCGAGTTAGCTATATCTAAAATTGCGCCTAATTGCTCACCAATTAGATCATCATCATCTAAGTATTCGCCCTCGTCTTTCTCCTTATTCCAACCGATATAACCATTAGTCCACTCTTGCGCTTGCTCGTTCCATACTGTGCCGTCTGAGTAGCGTAGCTCTTCGCTATCGGTATCCCACTCCCAGCCCCCCTCTTTACTGTATTTTATAATAAAGTGGTGCTCTATCATCTCGCGCCCTCTCTCTCTTGTAGTTGTAAGCAATCATCACAGACCCACTCTCCCGACCTAGTCCCAGCGTATAAACTCCATAAGCTAAAACTCCACCCGCACCCCTTACAAAGTGCGGTTTGCTCTCTCTCTCTTACGCTCATTTACTTGCCTCTCTCTCCCATAGTGTTATCCAATAAGCATTACCCTCTCCGTCTAACTCCTGCGCCTCTAACTTTATTAAAGGGTTATTGTAATTAAGTAAGCTCCACCAGCGCATACTGCGCCAAGTGTATCTAATACCAAGCCAAGCCCCCTGCTCTTTATAGGCGTAGCCCGTCTTAGTTGGCAAACCTTCTCGGTTAATTCGTATCTTCTGACCTAACCTTATCTTATCGCTAGGCTCGCTCCACCCCTCTAATGCCTCTTTATAGGTGTTATCATTTAATAGATTAACAACTTTCACGCTTTTGCCTCCTCTAAATGGTAGCAATCGGAACGCAAGCAATCACCGCAAAGCACTCTCTCGCTCTCTCTCTCGCCAATAGATAAGTGAAAGCACAATCTAATTCCCTTAATCGCGCAACTTGTGCAGGTGATACTCATAACCCACACCCCACTCCCCAGCACCAGCCTGAGCCGTTCCACCATAGACGGGAGCTTATTAAATAAAGTCCAGCCAATAGTCCCGCCAATAGTGAGAGCCAAAACACCGCCCGCACCACCCTTCTAACCTTGTAATAATTAACTGACTTCATTAGTAGCCACACTCTTCTCTTGCTTGGATTACTGTGGCGCAATACTCCCAAACTTTAGAGCCTTCTTCTACATCTCTTCTAGCCCCATCAAACCAGTCTTGGAAGTGATAAGTTATTGAGAGAATATCTGCCCCCTCGTGCTTGACTTCTAAGAAGTCGCTTGGTCCACCCCAAGACAATTCAATCTTGGTCAGTTGATAAGTGCTAACCGCTAGAGGGTAGTTATTCCACTCTCCCTCTTGGTCGCCATCATAGTAATGCTCTAGAGGGTGAATAACACTCTCCTCTAGGTTTTCAAGTTGCTCATCTATACGAGCCTCGCAACTCTTCTCTCTTACTTGGTCCATCTCTTGCTCCTATCGTCTAGTTAGATTACCAATTTAGTAACCTACCGCCCTCTCCCCTAGCGTAGCAGAGGAGAGGACAATAAACCACTAACGCACCAGCTTTTTTAAGAGTTCGCCCCCTCTCTTATCTCCGTAATTACTACCGCCTCCGCGTCCTTTACGGCACAGTAATTCTTCGCCTCTCCCGCCGTCCTAAACACTAAGTTTCTGAATTGGATATCCTTCCCAAACCCGTAATAGCCCGCCACAAAATGATATGCGCCCTCTTGCTTTACCCAATAAAATAAGTGAGCCTTAGCCGTCCCATTTATTGACTTGTAAATGCGTCCTCTCCTTGTGTGCCATTTCATAAGTTGCCCCTATCCTTCTCACTCTTCTAGTTTAGGAGAGTGCCACCGCCCACCCGCAAGGGTGGGAGATAGCCCGCCACTAAGCCCTATTGTATATTTTGCTCATCTTGGCACTTATCACAATCACCCAAGCAACAGGCACAAGCACTCTCATAATCGTGGTCACAGCACTTAGGGTCAAACAAGGTTATATCTTCTTCACTTGCGCAATATGAGCCGTCCCAAGTGCCTAAGTCAATTTTAAAATCAACACCTAAGCCTTCTTTAACCGCCTCTAGTTTTAACTCTAGGCGGGCAATTTCAAGCGCTACGCCTTCCCAACTAGCGCCACCATTTTCAAACTCTTGTTTAATCTCTTGCGCCTTAGATTTTAAGGTTTCATTAGTAAAGTAACTCATTAGATTATTCTCCTTGCGTCTAGTAGTGGGCGGGGTGCTCACTAAGTAAAGAGTAAGGGATACTACCCCATTAAGCAAGGACAATTAGATAACAATCAGATAACAATTTACTGAGAATTGGCTGAGTTAAACCTAAGGTAGAGGGTTAGTGTTAAGGGCTGGCAACTGCTAAGGGTGCGCCCCTAGATTGTGCCGATTGTTTAGTAAGCCCTCCACTCTTTACCAATACCCCCACAAGTCGGGCAAAGTATGGCAATACGGACAAGAAGGGCAAACAATACATACCCGACAAGGCAGACAAAAGCGACAAAACGGACCCCCGTATGCTTAACGCCCGCGTGCTGTACTGTATACACCCCAAATAAAAATATTTGATAAAGTTAAGCTGCCGTAATATCTGTCCGATATGTCCGTATTATACCAGTATGCTAGTGAGGTGTATCACATTTATAAAGATTTATTAGATAAAAACGGGAAATGCGTTATATTTCCCGCCTTATATATAGTAGGGGAGTAAAACGATCCCTTATTAGTTTTACGACCCATCATCGCCTCAGCGATGCTTCGGCGAGACCCCTAAGGGCGAGCCGAGTTTTACCCCTCACTGCGCTTGGAGCTTGTTCGGGAGCGAAGCGCCAGCGAAGTGAACCGAACACACACACACTACGCGGCAGGTGTAAACTATTAAACACCCAGTAACCTATTATCCGCCTAGTAATGAATCAAAGATTTTAATTACGGCGTTTATCCACAGGTTTTATACACAAGGAGATTAATGGCTGAGAACTCAGCAGATATCGCGAAGCGAATTATTCTCGGTTGTGTAGCTGAGAATATGACTGTGGAGCAAGCCTGTGCTTCAGCCGGTAAATCATTAAAGACCTATGAGTACTACCGCAGATCAGATCGTGTCTTCGCCGATAAGATGGATAGAACTAGACTAGGTCTAAGGGATAAGAACTTTGCACTGGGAGATATCTCAGAGATTACCTTTGCACAATTTAGAGACCGCTTCCTAAAGAATAAGACATTCCCCCATCAACAAAATTTAGTAGATATGATTGAGGTTGGTAAACCTTCGTGGTTACACCCCTCTATGAAGTATGAACCAGGACTTGCTAATAACCGCATACTTCTAAATATTCCGCCCAACCACGCCAAGTCAATGACTATCACTATTGACTACGTAACCTGGCAGGTCTGTAAGAATCCAAACTTTAGAGTTCTAATAGTTTCCCAAACTCAAAGGCTTGCCGCAGATTTCTTATACGCTATAAAGCAAAGATTAACCCATCCCTCATATGAGGAGCTGCAATCAGCTTACGCTGCCGGTGTGGGCTTCAGATCAAAGAGTGCTTCTTGGCAAGCGACCAGAGTTACCTTCGGGGATGAGTTGCGTGAATCATCTGAAAAGGATCCCAATATAGAAGCAGTTGGTATTGGCGGTCAGATCTACGGTAAGAGAGCCGATATGATCATAGTAGATGATGCTGTGACTCTATCTAATGCTAATGACTTTGAACGACAGATCAAGTGGTTAACCCAAGATGTCCGGTCTCGTCTTAACCCTAGTGGTAAATTAATTATTATTGGTACCCGCGTTGCAGCAGTTGATCTATATAAAGAACTACGCAACAACGATAGATATCCTGGCGGCCTAGTACCTTGGTCATACCTTGCAATGCCAGCCCTATTAGAATCTAGTGAGAAGCCTGAAGAGTGGGTCACCTTATGGCCAGCTTCAGATCAAGCATTTGATGGTCAAGAAGAAACAGAGAAGGATCCAGAAACAGGATTATATCCTAGATGGAATGGGCGTAACCTATATAACGAACGTCAATCTATGGATGCTTCAACTTGGGCGCTTATCTATCAGCAACAAGATATATCAGATGATGCGGCCTTTGACCCTGTCTGTGTTCGTGGTTCTATAGATGGTATGCGTAAGTCAGGCAGGTTAACCGCAGGTCATCCAGGACATCCAAGAGATTTAAATGGCTTTACCTATATCTGCGGATTAGATCCTGCGATGGTAGGAGATACCGCAGCTATCTGTTATGCAATAGATAGAGCTACTAGTAAACGCTATATTGTAGATGCTATTAAGATAACTAGACCTAGCCCTGCTGCTATTAGAAATCTAATATTTGATTGGACATCCTTGTATGGTCCTAGTGAGTGGATAGTAGAGAAAAACGCATTTCAATCTTTCTTAACACAAGATGAAGGTATCAAGATGCACTTAGCATCTAAAGGTGTACAGTTTAAAGAGCACCATACCGGCAGTAATAAATGGGATGCAGGTTTCGGTGTTGCATCTATGGCTAGCCTATTTGGTACTAAACAATTTGATGGCAAGCACCATAGGGATAATCTAATACACCTTCCTTCAGATCAAACTGAAAACATTAAGGCTCTAATAGAGCAGTTAATTACTTGGTCTCCTACGACTAAGGGTAAGACAGATATGGTAATGGCTCTTTGGTTCTGTGAGATCAGAGCAAGAGAGATGCTCAACTATGGTAAGTACCAGACACACCATCTTAAAAATCCATTCCTATCAAAGTATGAACAAAACAAAAGAGTAGTCGTCAATCTAGATGAACTCTTTGCTGAGAAGGAACGCACATTTATTTAAGGAGCAATATTGTTATCAACTAAAGAGGTAGTCTCAAAGATAGATCGGTTGAAGAACCGCTATGCAGCTAGAGACCAGCGTATGCGCGATGTTCTTTCTGTGCGCCAAGGTGATATATCAAAAGTATATCCAGCTATGTTCTCAGAGGATTACCCAAAGCCTTTAGTTGCAAACTTTGTAGATGTAGCAGCAAGAGATCTAGCAGAGGTAATGGCACCACTGCCATCCTTTAATTGTGCAGCAACTAATATGGTATCTGATACCCAACGCCGTGCTGCTGATACTAGAACTCGTATTGCTAATTACTATGTAGCATCTTCTGATCTACAGATCCAGATGTATACCGGTGCTGATTACTTTAATACCTACGGTCTATTACCAGCAATGATTGAAATGGATTATGAGACAAACAATCCTCGTATCCGTTTACTAAATCCTTTCGGTGTATATCCTGAGGTAGATAGATTTGGTCGCTGCCTATCTATATCACAGATTATTGCATCCGATGCTGAAACTATCGCATCCCAATATCCTGAGTTCTATGATCAGATAGTTGGAAAAACAGTTTATTCTTACGCATCTCCTTACCTATCTATCGTTAGATACCACGATAAAGATCAAGACTTAATTTTTATACCAGAGCGTAATAACTTAGTTCTATCTAATACACCTAACCCAGTCGGTAAGTGTTTAGCAAGAGTTGCACTTCGTTCATCTTTAGATGGTGAAGCTCGTGGACAGTTTGATGATGTTCTATCTGTTCAGTTAGCCCGTGCTCGTTTTGCAGTATTACAAATCCAAGCAGCAGAAAAATCTATTCAAGCACCTATTGCTATTCCACAAGATGTACAGGAGTTAGCACTAGGACCTGATGCAATTATGAGGTCTGCTAATCCACAAGGTATTCGTAGAGTTCCACTAGAACTACCAGCAGGAGTATTTACAGAGTCAGGTGTACTAGAGCGTGAGTTAAGATTAGGTTCTCGCTACCCTGAATCTCGTTCAGGTAATATTGATGCCTCTGTTGTTACAGGTCGTGGAGTTCAAGCATTACAGGCTGGCTTTGATACACAAGTTAAAGCAGCACAAGCACAGTTTGCTAGATTGTTCCAAGAGCTAACCTCACTTTGTTTTGAAGTAGATGAGGTTGTCTTTGGTAATATGACTAAGACTATTAAGGGAACCGATGACGGTACACCTTATACAATGAAGTACACACCATCTCGTGATATTAAAGGCGAGTATGGCGTAGATGTACGTTACGGCATTATGTCTGGTATGGATCCTAACCGAGCCATCATTGCATTACTACAAATGCGTAGCGATAAGTTAGTGTCCCGTGATTATGTCCGCCGAGAAATACCAATGGAGTTAAATGTTACGCAAGAAGAACAAAGAGTTGACATTGAAGAAATGCGTGATTCTCTTAGGGTTGCTGTTGCTCAGTATGCACAAGCTATTCCCGCGCTTGCTGCCCAAGGTCAAGACCCATCTCAAATCATTACGAGAATTGCCGAAGTAATACAAGGCAGACAAAAAGGTTTCCAGTTAGAAACTATTATAGAAAAAGCATTTGCACCAGAACCACAACCGGTAGCACCAACAGCACCGGCACTTCCAGAACAATCTAGTATTCCAGCAGTAGGAACGGCCCCCGTTCCTGCCTCGCAGCCAACTGAACAACAACAAAGCGGAGAGGCCCCTGCTGCTGGACCTAGACCTGACATCGCACAACTACTCGCCTCCATTGGCGGAGCAGCATAATAGAAGGAGGTGAAAATGAAAAAGGGAACATTTCAAAAGTCTGTAGAGGTCAAGCCTGTACAAGGCAAGATGGATACAGCCAAGCCAGCAGGTGGAGAAGTTAAGTTCGGCTACACACCAGCAGGTCGCAAAGGAACAAAGGCGTAATTATTTTAATGACAGGAGTACTGGGTGAATAACGATAACAATCTTAATCGCCCAGTACGAACGTCTGATTACTTTGTAATCGCTACAGGATTCGTTTTAAATATAGCATCGGCTATAGATGCTTTAGCAGATGACTTACACCAGTTAGCTGTCTATCATTCAAATCAAAAAAGCCAAGAAGATAAAGTTTGGCAAAAATTTTCGCAAGACTTAGAGACTTTAAAGGAGGACTAGTATGTCAATGATGAATCCACTAGCTGGTCCATCAGGTCCAGGTCCGTATTCTACAAGAACAGATAAATTATCTTTAGGTTCAACATCATATGGTGATGATACTGCTGAACTTAATACAGCAGCACCTAAATCAAAGACTCGTGGTGTAGCAGATGATGTAGGTGGAAGACCTGCTAGTCCAGCAACACAAACTCCTATAACTCCACTATTTGCTCCATCACAAAGACCAGATGAAGCCGCTAATGCTGGCACTGATATTGGTGATGGACCTGGATCATCAGCATTAATGATGCAATCACAGTTTGCTAATCGCAAATTATCAGATGTTTTAGCAGAGATGATTCCTTACGACACTACCGGTGAGATCCAATATCTTTATCAGAACGCTTTATCTAGAGGTAATTAATGTCTGAGAGCTTAAAAGCAGCAGCATATGCGGCAGGGTTATCAGAACAAGATAAAAGAACAATAGATAACCTTGGTAAAGCATTAACTGTGCATCAAAATTTACTTGCTATGCCAGCAGAAACTGCTAACGCAGTATATAATTCTTTACCACAAGCACAACAACAAAACCTTGTACAAAATTTTGGTAATGAAACTGAAGAAGAAAAACCAAAACAGGGTTGGCTTGGTACTGCTAATCACTATACTGGATATCAAGCATTTAAAGCATTAAATTTTCTAGCCGATAGAGTTAGTCAAACTTATCGTGCAGTAGCTATCCCATTGGTAGAGCGTAATCAGATTGGCTTTGCTTGGGATGAAGCAGGTAAAGATGGCGAGAAAGTATATAACACAGGTCGTATTGAAGCAGCCACTAAAAAATATACTGAAGCACAGATTAAGATTGCACAAAAGATTAGTGAAGGCGTTGATGTAGCAGATTTAATAAATACTGCAACTGAACAAGAAAAATACTATCTTCGTATAGCAGATCCTACCAATAAGGAATCAACTAGAGAAGAAAGAGAAGAATTTGACGAAGCATTAAATGCTGTTAATGCTGCTAAGTTTTCACCTGGTCGTCAACTTGCAAATATTATTGATGTATTAACACCTGGTGATCTTTATAAACAAGGTTTTTTCTACAAAGCAGTTTCAGGTGTAACTGATGCAATATTTCGTCTACGCACCGATCCATTTATTGTAGCGAGTAAAGCAAAAAAACTTTATGATTTAAATAATTATTCAGTGCAGGTAGTAGCTGCACAAGCTGGCGGTAAAGGCGTAAGGTTTGATAAATACTTTGATCAACCATCAACTATAGCTTTATGGGATAAAGCTGGTGTGCCTCTTAAAAAATTAATAGAGAATAAAAGTGTAAATCCTCAAGCAGCAGCAGAGGCAAGGAAAGAACTTGCTGTTCTTTTGCCAGAGTTTGGTCGTTCTGTAATAGATGAATTTATCAAAGGACCAACCCCAATTACAAGCGCTAGTACTGCTAAGGCTTGGTTTGAAAATACTAGAGATGTTCTAAAAGTTGTAGCAGACGGATCAATAGCTCGTCAAAGAGTTATTCTTCCTCGTATGACTGTTGCTCGTAAATTACGAGTTAATGCTCTTACTGGAGTAAATAAAGTATTTGACATCAATAAGGTGTCGCCTAGTTTAGTAAATGCAGTATTTGGTTCTCCTGATAACGCAGATGGCATACTTGACGACCTTGTTAAATTAGAACCAGGTAAATTAAAAGAAGCATTAGATGGTGTTCGGGTAAAAGGTTCTGCTCGGTTTTCTATGCTTCAGATAGCAACTGGTTTAGATAAAATTAAAAGATCACTAACTCCAGTACCAATGTTTAAAAACGAGGAATTTGATCTTCTTGCAAAAGATGCTCCTGATCAAATATACCGACTTGCAGCAATATTTGCGCCTACAAATTTTGCAACAGTAATGAAAGAACTATATGCTGGTACAGATTCTGTTGCTAAAAAAATGAGTATTTATCAAGGTTTGTTAAAGCAAACTAATAATGCAAGAGGTTTAGATTTAACAGACACTGGAAATACTGTATCTAGAATGTACGCCAAGAAAGGTGATGTTCGGCACGGTTTAGGTGATGGTGAATTATCTAGAAAAGCATTATTACCTAGTGAAATGAATACAACAGTTTCCGCACCAAGCCTTGCAGATTTAGATATTTTAGCAGGTAAAAGCACTATTGCTAAATTTGTACTAGGTACAGCCAATAGTAAATGGGTAGAAGGTATAACTAATGGTTGGTCATTCTTAACCCTAGCTGGTCCTCGTTATGCAATTCGTAATGCCGGAGAAGATTTAATGGTTGCCTTGGCTATGGGTACAAGTCCTTGGGGACTTGCAAAGCAAAGATATACTGCTACTAGATTAAACACAGCCTTGCAATCAGTTAAAGGATTAGACAAATTAGAAGCCTTTGCTGCTAATCCACTTGGCGTAATGATGAGATTTATTAATAGAAAAGAAGCAGAAGTAAACGCTGCTAGAATAAAAGCAATTGACTTAGATATAATTAATAATAGAGAAGAACTATTCCAACTTAAAAAAGAACTTGGAAGTATGAATGTTTTAACCTTTGATGCTAAAAGATCAGGGGAGATCACATCCAAAATTGCAGCCTTAGAAGATAAAATTCAAGGTGGAGTTGCTGGTCAAACTAGAAAGATACTAGCTGAATCTTTATCTAAGGGTAAGGTAGATACTTTCTTACGCCAGTTTGGTATTAAAGTAATAGATGATGAATCTATAGAGATACTAACTGAACAGATAATTTACGGTAATATAGATAACCTATTAGCAGAGGTGTCTGAAGGTGGTATGAACTTCGCTAATGGTGCTACCTATAACGAATCAGTATTGCAGTTAGTTAAAGATTTAGGTGTTGATGTTAGACCACTTAGATTAGATTTAACTACTGCTACTAAAAAATATAGAGCATCTGCAAATGTGGCAGGTTTTGGTACTAGGGCCATTACCAGTGATAAGAGTGAAGCATCATTAATTGGATACCTATTACGTCTTAGATTTTATGGCAACGATGAATTAGGTTCTCTTGCTTTAGCAAATGCGGATTTACCCGATGAACAATCTATGAAGATTCTTGTTGATTGGTTAAGAACTTCTAGAGGTAAACAATTAAAGTCTGAAGCAACTGCTGTGAGCGAACTTGATATAGATGATATTAGATATGCTAGAGAAGTTCTTACTAGGGCTAAGGAATTAGTTACTAAAAGAGGCGATGGCAATATAAATAAGAAACTTTTAGATAAGATCCGCGAGTATGATCCATCTGCTCCTTTAGGTAAAGGTGTAAATACTTACACTATCTCTGGTAAATTAGGTTTGGATGATGTTAGAGGTATAGATCTTCAAGATCTACCAGCAGAGTATGTTGGACCAGAGTTAGTACCAGTTGTTGAAGAATCACAACGTACTTATAACCTAATGAAGAATGGTTGGGTATGGCTTGGCCTTGCCAATGCTCGTATCTCTCGTCAACCTATGGCACTATATGAATCAATCCGTATTCGTAAAGAAATGCGAAGTACTGGGTTTGAACAAAAGTTTATTGATGAATGGACTAAAGGTACTCAAAAAGGAACTCTTAGTTATCAAGCTGGTATAAAAGCAGCCAAGACGGAGTTAGCTAAAGCAGCAGAAGAAAGAGCAATTATGCAAGTTCTTTCTTATGTAGATAATCCTTTGATTAGATCTCAAGGTTCATTTGCAATACGTAACTGGGCTAGATTCTATCGCGCTCAAGAAGATTTCTACAGACGTTTAGGTCGTCTTGCTAAGTATAATCCAGAAGCATTTGCTAGGGCAGCAGCCACATTTGACGGAATAGATCATAATGGATTTATTCAAAAAGATGAGAATGGTGATGCTTACTTTGTTTATCCTATGATGGCTCCTGGATACAAGATTATGCAAACTGCATTGGCGGGAATGGGAATACCACAAGACTTTAAAGTTCCGTTTCCAGTACAGTTTGGTGGATCTGTAAAGATGTTAACACCATCTTTAAACCCAGATTCAATTCTTCCAACATTCTCTGGACCATTAGCAGCGCTTTCTGTATCAACATTAGGCAATATAGCCAGCTTCCTACCTTTCCAAGGTGCACAGCAAAACGCAGATACCGTGACAGGTATGCTTTTAGGTAAGTATGCAGTAAATCAACCAATTCTTTCTAGGCTAATGCCAGCACACGTTAATAGAGGATTTGCTCTAATGAGTCAAGATGACAGAGATTCTCAATATGCTTCTGCATATCGTAAGGCAGTCACATACCTAGAAGCATCTGGTAATGGTCTACCTAAAAAATTAGATGCAAGTGGAAATTTAATAGCACCTTCTATTGCTGAAAGAGAAGCATACAGAGAAAGATTAAAGAACGCTACTTTATCTGTTCTTGCTCTTAGATTTACATTTGGTTTCTTTGCACCAGCTTCAGTTCAAACTGAACTTAAATCAGAGATGGCTGATTGGATTAAAGATTCTGGTAAATCAAATTGGAAAGAAGTTTGGTATAAGTTATACGAAAAGAATAACTTTGATAAAGATGTTGCAATGGCAAAATGGGTAGAACTATATCCTAACCAAGTTCCATATACTGTATCTGAATCAGATCGTAAAACTGTAGCTATATTTCAGTCAGCAGAAGATTCTGGTAAATTCGTAGAAGATAACCAAGTATTATTTAATACCTATAAAGAAGGTGCTGCCTTCTTAATACCTAATGAAGGCGCTTTTTCTTACGATGCTTATAGAACTATGAAGACTATGGGCCTTAGAGAAAATAAAAGAGTAGAAGATTATCTAGTACAGGTACAGGCAGCAGCAGATGCTGAGATATATTATGAAAGAAAAAACAAGTTTGATGAATCTTTATCTGTTATCAGCAGTCCTGAAATAAGGAAGATACTACGCCAACAATATAATACTTGGAAAGATACTTATATGGCAGGTCGCCCAATGCTAGAAGAATATCTAGGTAAGGGTAGAGAAAAAGCAATAGAGAGAGTTAGAGCGTTAGATGATTTAAGCGCTATGTTAGATGACTCAAAATTTGCAAACATTAGACCTGAAACTCAAGATGTTCTAAGAAAGATGGTAGATACTTATAAAGGTTATGTAAAGCAAAAAGAAATGTTTGAACTAACCGGTGGTAATAGAGATACTTTAGATTTAACTAGATCACTATCTTTAAGAAAAATAAAAGAACTATCTAATTTTAACGAGAATACATTATCGGCATATATGTCAATATTTAGTAGATTGTTAGGAGAGTAAAGGATAAATGGCTGAATCATTAAAGGAACTTAAATCTCAACTAGCAAACGCTACAAACAAGGCAAAAAATGCTAGAGACAAAGTCACCTATGAAATGTCTGTTAATAGGAATAAAAAACTACCAGAGAAATCTGGTGCTGCTTATGAAGCGGCAGATGCGGCGTTTAAAGCAGCAGGAGAAGAAGTAAAAAGATTAAATACATCTATTGCTAATTTTAAAGAAGTGAAAAAAAAGAAGACTCCAAAACAAATAGCAGATGAAGAAGAAAAACTAAGACAAGAAGATATTATTGCAGGTAGAGATCCTATTGCTGAGGCAGAAAAAAGAAAAAAGGTTGTTACTCAAGAGCAGGTTAAAACTGAACAACAAACAGCGCTAGCAACTCTTCGGGATTATCAATCAGAACTTGCAACAGCTACTAATACTGTCGCAAAACTTAGCGAGACCAAAAGAAAAGATTTAGCTGGACAGTTAAATAGAATCTATGGAACAAGTCTTCCACAAGATGGACTATGGTCACAACAATTATCTGATCTTTATGCCAAGGCTATACAGGATAATTATGGTCGCTCAGTTGCTTTTAATGAAGAGATACCATTTGCTAATTTTTTATTAATAGCAGAAAAAGAAGGAACTTATAGACCTGGTGCTGGTGGTAAAGATGAACTACCTAAACCTTTTGGTCAACAGGAAATTTATAATAGAAGCACCGCAGAAGGTGTAATTGATAGTATATTCACATCTCTTAATCTTGGAAGAGAAGCCTCAAAGACTGAGATAGATACTCTTTACAAGCAATTACAAGCTGAACAAAAGAAACTATCTAGTATGTCTAAAGGTACATACAAGATGGTTAATGGCAGAAGAGTCCTTGTTCAAGAATCAGGTCTTGATGCTAGAACATTCCTAGAGAATAAAGTTAAAGAATTACCTGCCTATAAGGAAAGTCAAGTAGCAAAGTCTGAGAAAACTAAAAACACTCTTGCGGCTACTGCTTTAGCTAATGGATATAATCTTGAAACAGATTTTGCTTTACAATTGCCTGGATGGTTAGAGGCTGTAAATAACGGTAAGTCTATAGATGAATTTCAAAATGTTATTAGAGCAAACGCTAGAAGATCATTGCCAGAGGCAGTAAGAAATCAGATTCCTCCTACTGAAGATTTAGGAACTACATTTTCTACCTATCTTAGCAAGTGGTCAAAGTCTCGTGGTCTACCCATTAACTATGCTAACCTATCTAAAGTAATACCATTAGCGTACAATGATAAAGGTTTTGCTACAGATAAAGAATTTACAATTGCTAATAGATCCCAACCTGATTGGGAAGGTGGGCCAGAGGCTATTGATATATATTCAAGATTAGTTAATGACACATTAAAAGACTTTGGAATGATTGGACAGGGAGTGCGAACAGTATAATGGCTGAAAAAGTAACGTTATCTGAGGCTAAAGCCCTTGGTTTTGATAGTACAAAAGGTATCACCAAAGAAGGTGGTATGTATAAATTTGACGTTTCACTTGCTCCTGATAGAGGTGGATTTGGATCTGTTGGTGTAGCAAAACCTGGTCAAGTACAAATGACTCCTTATTTTGGAGATGTCACTGGTGCCTATAGATTAACGCAAGAGCAATTTGGTGGTGCATATAAAGCAGGTGCTGGTACTAAAAATAGTGATGAACTATTACGCATTATGCGACAGAATGAAATTAAAGGATTAGTTGATAGTGGTATGTCAGTTGCTGATGCAACTGCACAGATTGATGGTAAAGCAGGTGGTGCCGGTGGTACTTCAGGGAGTGCAGGGGTAGGTGCTGCAGGTACAGCATCTGCTGAAGCTCAAAGTAAAGCACTTTCGGCCTACAACTTATTGCTATCAGAATTTTCTAGATACGGTCTTGAGGCTTTAGTAACGCCTTTAAGAGATTTAGTTAAACAAGGTTTAGAAGGCCCTGAGTTTCAAATTGCATTGAGAAATACTGATGCTTATCAAAAAAGATTTATAGCTAATGCTGATCGTATTAAAAAAGGATTAATAGCATTATCACCTGCTGAGTATATAGCATTAGAAGATGGATATCAAAGTCTTATGCGTAACTATGGGTTACCTGCATCTTATTACGCTAAAGATACTCTAGGCACACAGGCAGGTTTTAATAAATTAATTGCTAATGATGTATCAGCACTTGAATTAGAAGATCGTATTGTTACTGCACAAAAAAGAGTCTTAGATGCAGCACCAGAGGTAACTACTGCATTAAGACAATTCTATCCTGATATTAATAACGGTGATATTCTTGCTTATACTCTTGACCCAGAAAAAGGATTAACAGAGATTAAGCGTAAGATAACTGCTGCTGAAATAGGTGGAGCTGCACTATCTGCTGGATTAAAGACTAGTCTAACTGATGCAGAGTATCTACGCCGTTATGGTGTAACTGCTGAAACTGCTAAACAAGGTTATGGCGCTATTGGTGGCGGTCTTGAGCGAGGTAGACAACTAGCATCTATCTATCAAGAACCAGATTACACACAAGCAGTAGCTGAAGAAGAAATATTTAATTTACCAGGACAAACAGAAGCCCAAGAAAAACGTAAGAAAATTATTGGGTTAGAGAAAGCCACCTTTGGTGGACAAACTGGAGTTTCAGGCGGAGCACTGGGCCAAAATAGAGCTGGCTCTTACTAACTAGACCTACCATCAGGACCACCGGTCTGATGGAGCGATACCAAAACCGGGAGTAGAAGCCATACAGAAATCCCCACACTGTATGAGGTCTACGACAACTACAACGAATGGGAGATGGACTATGTCCAACTATGACTACGAGGATGATGACGATACTGACAACAGTGTTGAGTCATTAAGCAATGATCTCGTTAAACAACTACGCAAGGCTAATAAGCAAAAAGATAAAGAGTTGGCAGAACTTAAAGCTAACTTTGAATCTTTAAATAAAGCGCAAAGAGAACGAGCAATCAAAGAAGCCCTCGCAAGTCGCGGGGTAAATCAGAAGATTTCTTCTTTTATTCCGCAGGATATAGACCCAACTGAGG